AAAGGTTAGCCTTGCGAAAGGCGGTGCGCCGAAAAGCAAGAGTAGAGTTAATGAAGCTGGCAACTACACTAAGCCCACAATGAGGAAGCAACAGTTTAACCGCATTAAGGCTGGCGGTAAGGGCGGCGCACCCGGTCAGTGGTCGGCGAGAAAAGCCCAGATGCTTGCGTCTGCATATAAAAAAGCAGGAGGAGGTTACAGAGGTTAAATGTTACATGCGTTTCTCCTATTCGTATTTGTCGGTGTAGGGGATGACAAGAAACTAGTAAGCAGTGACATGTACTTCAAAGACCTCAACGAATGTGTCTGGTATGCACAAACATTACACAAGCAGGGTAATCTTATTACCTCTTACTGCGTACCTAAATTTATAACAGAAGGCAATGTAAAGGTATATTAATGCCCCCACGTAATCATACGAACTGGACTAAACAGCCCAACGTAGAATATGTAAACTCTCTTATATACTCTGACCAGAGTTTGTTTGAGGAAGAATTAGAGAACATTTTCTCAAAGGTGTGGGTTCCTGCGTTTCACAAGAGTGAGATGCAATACATAGGAAGCTACAGGACTGCACAAATAGCTGGTCAGAATATCATTACCATAAAGTTTGACAATGGCTACAGGTCATTTCTAAACAAGGGTGTTATGTCACCTGCAGGTAATGACATGTCTCTGTGTTATCACGCACGAGGCTGGGGTGAACTACCTTGTGAGGTAAAGCATGGTGGCATGGTGTGGGTCACGCTAAACAGGAACCCTACCATGAGTGTGGAGGAGTGGACTTGTGGGGCGTTTGATTGCATTGCTGATGCTATTGATACAGAAGAACTAGAAGTATTTCACTACCACAAAGCCATCATAGGTACAAACTATAAGCTGTGGCATGACACTAACAGTGAGTTTTACCACGACTTCATGCATTACTTCAATCGTGTCTCTGGATTTAATGATGAGTACTTTGCTAGAAAGAATGTGCCTTTTGATAATGGTCATGTTAATGTCAGCAGCTTTACTGTTAACTATGAAGAGTATCAGGGATTTGAGGACAGGGGCGAGTTATCTTTTCCCAACTTGCCACCAAATCAGTGGTACATGGTAGACTTGTTTCCCGGCTACAACTTCAACCTGCGAGGCAGTGCCTATCGCAGTGACAGCGTAACGCCACTTGGACCTGACAAGGTACTGATTGAGTTTAGAGGATACGGCCTGAAGAGTGATACACCAGAAGAACGGAACACACGTATTGAGCATCACAACTCTATATGGGGTCCGTTTGGACGTAACTTACATGAAGACCTTATAGGCGTAGCAGGACAGGGTACAACAATGCGACCCGGAACTGAACCACGTAATATTCTGCATGGCAGACATGAGAATGGAACCATTCACGATGAGGTAGGAATGCGACATTACTACGGTGAGTGGAGCAAGTGGATGGGAGTAGAAGCAGACAACCCGCTAAAGAAAGCAGCATAGATGGACCCTATTAGTGCAATGGCAACAGCATCAGCAGCGTTTGGTGCTATCAAGAAAGGCTTTCAAGTAGGTCGTGATATTGAATCAATGGCCTCTGACTTGTCACGCTGGATGGGTGCAATGTCCGACTTGGACATGCTTGAGAAGGAAGCCAAGAACCCGCCTATCTTTAAGAAGCTGTTTGCTGGCAAGTCTGTAGAACAAGAAGCCATAGAAACATTTGCTGCCAAACAAAAGGCTGAAGCACAACGCTACGAACTAAAGCAGTGGATTGGCATGACTATGGGTAGGTCTAAATGGGATGAGTTGGTTAAGATGGAAGGGTCCATCCGTAAGCAACGCCAAGAGACACTATACAAACAAAGGCAACGTAGACAGAAGTTTGTTGAAATTGTGGCATGGATAGTAATGATATTGCTTGCTTCAGGTGTACTGTATGGATTCATATCATTTCTCAAAGGTCTTGCAGCTAATGCAACCCCAGAGTATGTAGTGTGTAGACTACAAGGATGCCAGACTATAGATGGGGAAAGACTATGTATATATCACGGTGCTAACAATACAGTAGATAGTGTTTGGATAAATCTACATGAATACTTCCCAAAAGAAATACAGTGTAAGTATGACCCAAAAAACGAAAAGCCGCCTAGTTTACGTGATACATTTAAAGCTATAGAGAAGTCAAGAAAGTAATGAAAGCACCACAAAAAAGTTTAAAAGACTGGACTAGTCAAAAGTGGCGTACTAAATCAGGTAAACCATCTGCAAAGACAGGTGAAAGGTATTTACCTGAAAAAGCAATAAAGTCCTTGACAAGTGCAGAGTATGCTGCTACAACTAAGGCAAAAAGAAAAGGCAAGGCATCAGGTAAACAATTTGTTAAACAACCTAAAGGTATTGCAAAGAAAACGGCAAGATTTAGAAGAGGCGCATAATGTTAAACTTACTAATCGGACCTATTGCAGATTTAGCAGGAACTTGGTTAAATGGAAAAGTTGAAAAGTCTAAAGCAGAAACTGGTGCAAAAGTTGCACGGGCTAAAGCAGAAGCTACAATCATGGAAAAGAAAGCTACAGGCGAACTTGACTGGGATTTGGAAATGGCTAAAGGCTCTTCCTCATCGTGGAAAGACGAGTGGCTTACAATTCTGTTCAGCATCCCTCTCATACTTGCGTTCGTTCCGGGTATGGAAGAAGTAGTTGCAAACGGATTTGCACAACTCCAAGCCATGCCTGAGTGGTATCAGTATAGTCTTGGTGTTATTGTTGCCGCCAGCTTTGGTGTTCGCAGTGCTACTAGGCTATTTGGAAAAGGGAAGTCCTAGTGCCGATGTGGAGTATGCACGAGCGAACAACGGAAGAACAAGCGAGGAAAAATCGTGGCAGAAGTAACTATGGAAAGATTGTTGAAGTGGAAGATACTACCACGTCTGATGATGCTTGGGATGTCCTTATCCGCTTGGCGGGTAGTGGAGTGGTTTATGACACTAGAAAACCCAACAAGCCAGCAAGCAGCACTAGTGAGTGTAGTCACGGGGGCCATGACAGGTGCATTTGCGGTATGGATGGGGCATGAGAAATGAAATATCGTAGAGATGCATTTATTGAAAAATTAGTTATGCATGAGGGTCTACGCCTTCAAGTATATAAAGACACACTAGGAATTGATACCGTAGGTATTGGACGTAACCTAGAAGACCGTGGCATTACGGATGAGGAACTGGAATGGATGGATATTCCTAACATGGACACTATCTACGAATACGGTATCTCTGAAGCTGATGCTATGTATCTAGCAGGGAATGACGTACAGATCGTTGAGGAAGAACTTGTTCGGGCGCACCCTTGCGTTAACAAGCTAGACGCTGTACGTCAACTTGTAGTCATGGACATGGCATTTAATATGGGTGTTCCAAGACTTTGTAAATTTAAAAAAATGTGGGCGGCTATTGAAGATGAAGACTACCACAACGCAGCAAAAGAAATGCTTGACAGCAGGTGGGCAGTTCAGGTAAAATCACGTAGTACAAAATTAGCCCACGCAATGCATCATGGAGAGTTTAGTGCAAGCAAAGAAACTGGCGGGATATGCTGACACTTCTAGTACTGCAGAAATTGTTAAAGGTCTTAAAGAAGAGATACTTGAGGCGACTCAAATGTACATGGCACGTAATGCGCCGAAAGCGGCGATGGCAATGACAGGTGCGTTGTATGACCCTACAGAGTTAGGCATACGTGATAAAATGGGTGCTGCCAAAGAATTGCTTGACCGTGTAGGTCTGGTGAAGACAGAGAAGATGCAAGTAGAAGCATCAGGCGGTGTTATGCTCATGCCACCTAAAGCAGTTGTGGAAGACGATGAGTAGAAGCATAGGCAAGTGGAAACTGCCACAGCCGACAGACATTAAAGAAGAAAACGAATGGGTGCAGATACCTCGCATTGCAAGGACTGTACCTTTTGGTTATAAACAAAATGAAGAAGACCCCGACATTCTTGACCCAATACCAACAGAGTTAGATTTACTAGAGAAGGCACGTAGCCACGTAAATCAATATAGTTATCGTGAAGTAGCTAACTGGCTTAGTACAAATACAGGCAGGTCTATCTCACACGTAGGATTAAGGAAACGGTTACTGAATGAGCGACAGCGTAAGAACCAAGCTAAAAGCCTCCTCAAGTGGGCAGAGTATGCGGAAACGGCAATCGCCAAAGCGAAAATACTCCAAGAAGAAAGAACAGGCGCAGCCAAAACAAACGGTTAGTATAGAAGAAGTAGCAGCTACAGAGTATGATACGTCTGTAGCAGAACACGCTAACATACTATTTAAACCTAACGATGGGCCACAGACGGACTTTCTAGCTGCATCAGAACGTGAAGTATTATATGGTGGCAGTGCTGGTGGTGGCAAAAGTTACGCCATGCTGTCAGACCCACTACGTTACATGGGGCATCCTGCATTTAGTGGATTGCTACTGCGACATACAACAGAAGAACTAAGAGAACTTGTATTTAAATCGCAGGAGTTGTACCCAAAAATCTGGCCCGGTATCAAGTGGTCAGAGAGAAAGATGCAGTGGACTGCACCATCTGGCGCAAGGTTGTGGATGTCATATCTGGATAGAGATGATGATGTCTTGCGTTATCAGGGTCTGGCGTTTAGCTGGATAGGGTTTGACGAGTTAACACAATGGTCCACACCATATGCGTGGA